CACGACGCACTTCCGATCTATACTCATTTCAAAAGAGATGTACAAAGGAACAATGCCGTGAGCGTGAGCGGCTTGAGCCATGATGAGAGTCATCAATGATTTACCTTTTTTGGCTTCACCTACAAACGTGATCAACTGTTGTGGTCTAAAGCCTGCGGTAATTCTGTCAAGACCATTGAAACCTGATGGGATACCACGAAGACCATTAGGTGTCTCTCGCATAACCTTGTAACGCTCAATGCGCTTTTCCCATGTGTCAATAAGGTTGACGTCACGAAGGTGCGCAACTTCAAGAGCCGCTTTCTGCAAACCCTCACTAAGTATCTGTATTGCCTCATCAGTTTTAAGATCGTTAAGAGCAGGTGTTGCGGCTGCAACCGAGATAACAAGGTGCTTGTGTTTGTACGCCGAGTACAACTCGTCAATGAGTCGTGGGAAGGGTTCTGCTTCTGCGTTAAGAAGTTGGATATCACCAAACTGTTGCTTCAATACACGGGGTGTAGGTACTGCGCTGTAGTCACGCCAGTAACCAAGAATCCAAATAAGCATTTCTGCCCAGTCTTTAGAAAGATGGTCAGGGCGTACACCTGCTTCAATGATCTCGGTAACGGATGCCGTCTGAATAATTTTGCTTATTAAAAGATGCTCACTACTTGCCACTACGGTGCCCACGCCCTGTCTGAACTAACGACTGTGGAGCGCATCCCCAATACTTTTGCATGTTCTTCATTAGTGACATATATGGTCCTGATTGCTCGTTGAAATCTAAGGTCGTACTCAAGTAGTTCGACGCTGTCGTAAAAATATACGGGAGTAGATATTCCCTTACGCATGAGCCAGTTGTCAATGACTGGCACTGCATCTTCTGAAAGAAAAGTGTAAACGTCAGTACCAAGCCCTAAACGATTTACAGAATCTGCCAATGCTTTTAAAGGAAGGGTGTGGGGTTCCCACAAAGAAATTGCTCGCTCCCAATTATTCCGTTTGCGGTGAACGCTTTCTAAAAGACTCTTTGCTCCTTGTGGAGGAGAAGCAAGTAACCCCTCAAAGATTAATGCTTGTGCTAATGGAGCATAGGAACTGAGATCATTCCCCTGCATGCTCGTCCATCCACTTGTTAATACGGTAGTCCTCATTGCGAAGAGGTGCTATGTAACAACATGCTGAGAGTATTGAAGACACGCTCTTGCTGTACATGGTCGTGAGGCTATCGGGTTTGTATGTGCTGGTGACAATCGTGGTTAACTTTTCGTGATAACGAGATTCAATAAGTGAACAAATTGCTTTGCGTGTGAAATCAGTAGGTCGCTCGGTACCAAGTGAATCTAATACGACGATGTCGTAGACCTCTTGCATGTACTTAAGCGTGTTTGGGTCTTCATACCCCTCAGGTAACTCTCCTGAAAACTTAACCTCGTTGTACGCCATCTGAATGTATTTGTCTGCGGTAACAAAAACTCCACATAGATTGTTCTTGTACACAGCCCGTTTAAGTGCTGCTTGAGCAAGATGTGTTTTTCCTGAGCCTGTTGCACCAACGATATATAAACCTTGTCCGTCTTCAACATGCTTCTCGGAGTCGTTTACCCAACTCTCAATTAAAGAAAACGTTTTCTCATCACCCTTTTGAACTTTAAAATTGTCTAACGTGTCTTGACGAAAGCGTCGTGGTATCAAAGTATTTTGCGCACGTTCTTCAGGGGAACGATTACGCCAATAGCGTCGACTGCGGAGTTCACTCATCTTCAAAAAGGTCCTTTAAACATTTGGTTGCTAGGTGTTCATACATATCTTCAATATCCTCGAAGATTTCGTCACAGATTCTGCAACGAAACCCAATACCCTCTTCTTCTCTATAACACTCCTGCTTAATCCGGTAGGAGCCGGATGTCCACTTGCAAGTCATCGTAAGTGGTCTCCTTAGGTGCTGTAGTCGTGTTACTGAGGTGGTCTAGGTTAGCGAGGAAAGCACGCCACGGTGCAACACCATTAGGCAAAGGTTTACGAACAAGATCCTCTGCAAATGTTTTCATCATGGTACGAATCTCTTCAGGCGTTTTACCTGAGTCACGTAGTTTCTTTACGCCAACCATGAGTGCTTTCCCATTTACTGGAGAATTAAGTTTACCCCATGTGTCTACAGGCAATATTGTGGCGAAGTACCCCACCAACCCTGACAGGGTGTCTTGTCGGGGAGTTTTCTTCGGGGACGCAGTGGCGTATTCCTTCTCAGGGTCAGCACCAAGGGGGTTCCCCCAATCATCTGCTGGTTGCTTCCTCATTTGAGCCTCCCATCTACCTCAAGGTCGTCGTACTCGGATTTTCGTCTCTTGGTATGGGTACTCTTATTAATACTCTTATTACTTAACTCTTTATTGGGTGTCACCCGTGTCACTAGGGTAGTGTCACCAGTGTCACCACTAGTAGTGTCACCAGTGTCACTAGGTAGTGTCATGGGTGTCACTACCCCCAAGGCTTCAGGGTTATTGAAGTTGATGATAAAAGCGTTGGACATATTCCGATTATTTGTTCCACGGTGACGGCGAACAAGGACCCCAGTAGCCACTAAACGGTTGACCGCACGAATAACCGTTCGCCTATCAACGCCCACCTGTTCAGCGATGTACTGGTAGGACGTTGTCGTGGTCTGTGTCTCGGGCTTCATGTATACGAGGAGTTCAAGAAGGACGGCTTTAGCCGTCGAATCGTTTTTCAGGTACGGGAGTACCCATCGGGGAAATCCTAGAAAGGCCCCCCCAAATTTTGTGGTTGGTTTGCTCATTTATTGCTCCATTGTTTGCGACTGTGGAATGACGATGATACACTGCTTTTGCTGTCATGTACACCTACTTGAGTGTAAGTATGGTGGATAGTACCTCCATTGGTTGGTCCCTTTGGTTGGTTGCTCAGGTAAATGGCTGGATATGGCAGAAACTGTATCCAGCCATTTGCTATTTATAGGGTAAAATAGGGCATGGCTTCTAGCAAAAATGAAAAAGTTAAAAAGGTAATGGGGGAGTATGCCCAAGGCATTCTCCATTCAGGTTCAAAAAGTGGACCACTAGTTAAAAAGAAAGCCCAAGCAGTTGCTATTGCTTTGTCTGAGCAACGTGAAAAAGATTCAAAGAAGAAAAGTAAAAAATAATGGCTACTAAAGAAGTATGGGATAAACCAAACCCAAAGAAAAAATCAGACAAGTTGACTCCTGAGCAAAAGTCTGAAGCAAAGTCTCGTGCCAAGAAAGCAGGCCGCCCTTATCCAAACCTTGTGGACAATATGGCGGTATCAAAGAAAGGCAAAAAATAATGGCAAGCAAAAAATCTGATGCGTGGCAACGCAAAGAAGGAAAAGCCAAAGAGGGTGGGCTAAACGAAAAAGGGCGTAAGTCCTATGAACGTGCTAACCCCGGCAGTGATCTTAAGCCACCCGTATCTAAAGAACAGGCTAAGAAGTCTCCTAAATCTGCTGCTCGTCGTGATTCTTTTTGCGCTCGTATGGAAGGTATGAAAAAGAAAAACACTTCTTCCAAAACTGCAAATGATCCTGATTCACGTATTAATAAGTCACTTCGTAAGTGGGATTGCTGATGAGCGCTCTTACCAATGACCTTAAAACCCTTTTGGCTGACTCTGTCACAATGTATTTTGTTGCACATGGGTATCATTGGAACGTAGAAGGTTCTGACTTTAGTCAGTACCACGCACTCTTTGCAGAAATCTATGAAGATGTTTATTCCAGCATTGATCCAATTGCAGAAGACTTGCGCAAATTAGATGAGTATGCACCTTTTACTTTGAGCAAGTTTATTGACCTCAGGACAGTTGAAAGCGTTGAAGTAGCACCTAACCCTAAAGCAATGGCAAAAGCCTTGCTGAAAGTTAATCAAGGTGTTCTTGAAACCATCAGCAAGGCTTTTACTTCGGCTACTAAGGCCAATGAACAGGGTATTGCTAACTTCCTCGCAGAGCGAGATGACATGCACAAAAAATGGGCATGGCAGTTAACAGCCTCAACTAAGTAATTCTTTAACTTTTTCTAGAGGAACGGTAGTGGAGTGAATACTGCTTCCGTCACTCCAAACAATTACTGCTACTTGTGCTAAATCACTAGCAGGAGCCTCTGCGTATATGTGTACATCCGCCGCTACTTCAGGCATGTTTTCACCAAGAATGATGTCGACAATTTCTTCTTTAGAGATTCTGCCGATATTCTCAATACCAAATGATTTTGCTTGACGACGTAGAACACCAATGTTCATGTTCATCAGTTCATCACGAGTGAAACCCACAATGGCGTACTCATCCTCTGTATCCACTTTTACATGGGCAGTTTCTTCTTCTGCTGGTGCACTTCCCTCAACCACAATTGGTGCAAGCCCATCTGTCAAATCTTTGATAGGTACTCCAATATCAGATGCCATAATTGCAAACTTCTCTGATGATTCAGGGTTTTCTTCATCCCACAATAGGAGTAGTGTCCCTTTATTAGCGCTAAGTGCTTTAAGCATTTCTTTTGCTGGGTCGTCAGTAGTAACTGTTTCTTCTGCCAGCGCCAATAGTGCTTTAGGTGCGTTGTCATCTATACGGTGGTATGCGCAAAAACTTGCTTCGTTGTCAGCAAGAAAATCGTACACTGTAGTAACAGCGCCTTGTGGCTTGCGCCGAGCATGTACTAAAAATTGGGTGTTGTCCCCAAAAACATCTGCGAGGCCGTCAATGACAATCTTTGAGTTAGCACTTCCGCTACCCAAGATTCCATAAACTTGTTGGTCCCTGTTGTTTGTCATATTGCTTCCTTTATCTACTAGATTTACGGGCAGCAACGTCTCCTAGAAGAGTTATCAATCGGAGGATTCCATGTACTGCACCTGCGAGTGTAGCGACTACTAACCCCGATGTCCACATATCTCCGGTGTGAAGAACAGCACTAATTGCATACCCCAACACAATGCCAACGCTAACTTTTACCCAAGGCATTGCTTCTTTTGGCAACATGGCGTCTAAAAATTGAATTAGTTTGTAAACGGCTAGTGCACTTATTATGTAGGTCATGTTTTTCCGGGAATCCAATCAAAACGTAATTGCGCAGACGATGTGGCGTCAAAGTCAACGTTAACGGGAATAATAGAAGAACACACTTTTTTAATTGCTTCTTGTGTTTTCTTACGTTGAACCATAAAGGTGCTGTAAGAGGTGTTTATGGTCCCAGACCATTCGTAGTCATTGAAGTTGTTTTGGTATAGAAATCCACCAAAGTCGCTTGATCCATCGAAGTAAGGTCCAAAAGAATATGGCTCTAGCATCCATCGGGTAATAGTCACTGTGGTATTTGCAGGGATATAGAACAATAAAACAGGGTATTTAGTTGCCCCTTGGTTTGAAGGATTACCCATTTCAAACACACGACGGGTAACCGTAGAACCATTAATTGTTTCTTGATAATCTAAACCATTGACAGGAAGTTCAGGTTGGGCTGTCCATGCGCCACCTGTCCAAGTTGACCATGCAGCACTACTTGCAATTTGACACCCATAGGGAACTGCCCCAGCGTTTGTGGATAACCAACCAAACGATGTGTAGTACCCAGCGTCAGTGCTAATTGGAACAGCAACTTTTGATATAAGAGCAACTTTTGTGGCAGTTGCCCCAGTAACCAGTTTAATACCGTTTTCTACTTGGGTAACTGTTGCGGCTCCAGCATTTTGTTGAGTAACACCCCATGTTGGGGTGATTGCCCCCAAAGATGTTACAAGTCGAGGATCACCAATTAAATTTGCACGTTGTGCGTATACGGTTGCTACCCAATCAGAAGCAGGTTTTGTAAAAGTTGCTTTAGCCCCACTGAGCGCAGATAGATAACCTTCAATGGCTTGTACCGTTCCTTTGCGCCTGCGCAAAAACCCAATGTCATGTAGTAATGCTCGTGTGCGAGTGACTCCAATATCTGAGACGTTGACTTCAAGACCAACCAAGTTGGCTAACTGTTCAATACCTTCAGCCTCTGCCCTTTCAGGATCGTAGCCAGAAATTACAGATGCTATTAAAGAACGAGTGCGGTCTAACTCAAAACCAAAAACGTTTAAAAAGTTATATAAATCATTAGATGTATCGTGGTCTTTATAGTATTGAGGAATGCGTGCCCATAATTCTTTAAGGGAGTTGTAGTCAGTAGGAGACAAGGTCTCTACGCTAGAAAGTTTTTCGTACCAGTAACTTCCAATACCACCAGTATCTTGATAATAACGACCAAACAAAGAATAGTAAACCCATGAACTACTAGGTGTTCCGTTGTGGGTAATTCCCTGTACGGCAATATTTCGTTCGGTGGGGTCAACATTGTTTTCATTGTAAATGGTTGTTCCGTCATTGGCAGATTCAGGGTAACCAGTTAAAGAATAAACAACTTTTATGCCTACAAGGCCACTGTCCCCTGTTCCGATGGCACTAACTGTTGTTGGCACTTCTGTTAAAGACCAGCGAACAATGTTGGCAGTATGCTCAATAGCAAATGCTTCAAAGAAAGAAGTTCCACCAACGTTTGCGGCTAGTACTAGGTTTCTTGAGCGAAGACCACGGTCGCTATCTTGTACGTTGTCGGCAACACCTGCGATTCCTTGCCAATAAGGGTCACCTCGGGTAAACGAACCAGCATTAACTAGTTCACCTGAAACAGCACTATCACGGCGAAGTCTAAAAGAAACTCTACCCATTACTATGCTCCTCCACTAGACACGATGCCACCATCAGCATTAATAACAGGTAGTTCATCATGTGGTATGTAAAGCAGGGTATCTGTATTTGCTGAAACGCCTTTAAAGGCTCCACTTGAATCAATTTCATCACCAAAATCAGTGGTATTAAAGTCAGTAATTGAAGCATAGTCAACACCACTTACTGCTAAAACGGTTCGGTAAAGTGCTCCTAAAGAAACACTTCCACCAAATTCAACGTTTTCAAAAGAGAACAAATTAAGTATTGCAGTGTTAACCGCATCAGAAACTGTTTCTTGAACAAAACCTCCCAATACTTGTAAGTCTAAAGTGATAAACACGGGGGTTAAGTCAACAGCAGTAGCAACAGAATAAGAAACTCCCGCCACTGTTCTAGTAGATAAGTAATCGTCAACATCGGTAACTATACTATTTGTGCTTAAATCAATTGAATTTTGAGCAAATGTTCGTGAAGAGTAATCACCTTGTAGAGGAACGACAGAAAGAACAACACCACTACCTGACAATTCAGCATGGGATTTAACAACTCCCGGAACCCGTAAAGCAAGGTCTTGGTAATCTTGTAAAGACACTGCACGGTCTTGGGTGCGGTACGCCAAAGGGATGTTTACTTTCATAGATAACATTGATTCAGCATCTGATCCACCGGTAGTTGAAGTTGTGTTTCCTACTACAACTACCCCTGTCAAAGAAGTCCCATCAGGGAGAATGGTTGAATCAAAATCTCTGATTGATTGCGCTGGAAGGTTTCCTGCCGATCCACGGCTTCGGCGGTAACTAATACGCACCTGAGCATTAGGGATAGGAATATTACCGTTAACACCATTACCAAAGTAAACGTACAAATAGTCGTCAGATGTATATTGGGTGGTATAAACACGGGACGAACTGACAGCATCTAGTAGGCGATCTACGTAAGTGTACTCAACGTAAGCACCATCAACCCCTTCTGCTACATCTACGGCAAGGGAGTAATTAGCCACACCCGTGTTAGCAAGTTTAATTCGTTGCCCTGCACTACCTGTAGCGCTGTAATACTCAGTGTAGCGTTCACCTTCAGTCACATTTAGTGCAACCCCTGTTCCAGCAGTTGCACCTTTGGCGTAAGTAGCATACGTGACGTTGTTGCTATCAGTATATGGTGTCCCTGTTTCATTAAACGCAACAGGAAAATCAAGTGTAAAAATTACACTATTAGCAGAAGACACCTTTGGTGTAGCCGTAAACCGCCAGTATTTAGGAAGAATAATAGGCAGTGCATCAGTTGCAGCGGATTTAGACGCATCTACATACACTGATCCTCTTGCAGGGATACGCCCACTAGGAATGTAGTCAAGAAGGTTAGCAATAGATAAAACGCTTTCCCGTTGCGTAGCCGTGGCAAGATTGGATTCCATAGCCGCACGGTCAACATAGTAGTGAAGTACATCCCCCATGTACGCCCACAAATCGACCATGACCATACCAAAGTCTGATGGATCACGGGATGTCCAACTAGGGATAACTACCGAGGCACGTTCCAAAAGGTCATTTTGGATAGACGTATAGTCTCGGCTGGTGTAATCAAAAGTGCTCATAATGTTGACTCCTGTGTCAAAATATTGGGGTCACCCAAATAGAAAGAAAAAGTTTGGCGGTCAAAAGGTCCTACGCTATATCGTACCCCAATGTCTAATGTTGTTTCGTATTCATCTGATGAAAATGAATTAGCAGGGGTAACCACTAAATCTTCAATATTTACACCGCTAGTAAAACGAGAAAGTTCATTTAAAGCATCTACCCTGAATTCGCCATAGAGAAGATCATCAACAGGCTCAAAGAGTAGTTCCATAGCGTTACCCCCATACGCTGGGCGCATCACTCGTTCTCCTTTAGTAGTAACGAGAACATCGATAATGCGTTGTTCGGCGGCTTTCTTTTGGTCGGTTATTTCACCAACTTTGCCATTTTCTTTAATTTTAAAAGGAACTGCAATAGTTGTCATTGTTGATCGTTCTCCCGTTCAGCAGCGCTTGTAATGTTGGCATTTAACACAACCTGTTCACGGTTGGCGGGAATTGAAGTTGTGGTGGGGTCGGCAACCATTCGGGCAACTTCTGCTGTAAATATTTCTTCCATAGCAATTCGGCAACGTTCATGAACTACGTTATTAATCCAATCTTGTGGGCTATAAGCAACATAGGCTAAAGCCTTCAATTCAGCATCGGTAAGGGTTACTGTAAAAGTGTTCATAAGTTCCTATCCTAAATATCTAATTCTTAAAAAAGTATGGTAATTATTAGCGGTTATGGTTGCCGTTGCACCACCAAACCAAGCCGCCATGCCAATAGTGTCACCAACAGCCAGACGTTGGATGCCCGAACCAGCCATATTTCCAGAACCACCAGCACTACTTAAAACAATGCTTTTATCTCTTGCTCCATTTTTTACAATCCATAATTGGGAAACGTCAGCGCCTGCTGCGTTGTAAACACCACATGAAATAAAATAGTCACCAGCAAGTGGGGCGGTCAATAAACCCGTAGAAGTATTGTAATAGTTACCAACATTGGGGTTTGCGTAGTCAAATATAATTGGAACATTTTGCGCAGAGTTATTATATGACAAATTAGAACTACGAACCGCATCAAAAGATGGTGCGCCAGTGGCAGTCACAGCCCCCGTAAAGGACGCATTACCCGTGAAGGCTGGGGAAGCACTGTTGGCTTTTAAATTTAGTGCAGTTTGTTGAGCAGTAGAAACTGGTTTTGCTGAGTCGGCGGTGTTGTCAACCGACCCAAGACCGACCATGGTCTTGGTGACACCAGAGACCGTTCCCGTAAATGTTGGACTTGCAAGATTAGCCTTCAGATTAAGTGCAGTTTGTTGAGCAGTAGAAACTGGTTTTGCTGAGTCGGCGGTGTTATTAACCGAACCAAGTCCAACCATTCCTTTTGTAATACCAGAAACGGTACCCGTAAAAGATGGGGAAGCAAGTGGTGCCTTAGTATTCAATTGTCCTTGTAGAGCGCCTTGGTCTGTCTGTACCCAAAATACGTTAGTAAAGTTAGAGTCATCAGAAGTAACAAGTATTTGTTCTCCAATAGCAGGGACAACCCATGGTGCTTTGCGCCCAATTTTTGAAAGGGCAATAACAGAATTAAGTCCTGTTACTGAAGGAATTTTTACGTGGATGTCTCCAGTAGTAGAGTCGCTATAGTTAACAATTGCTCTATGCATATATATTTTCTGTCCTTGTTTCAGCATTCCAAACACCTTGTTTTAGCACAGGTGGGTCAGGAAAAATATAAGGCTGACCGTTAGGGATGACAGGGTTACTCTCATTGGTCGAGTCCCTTACAATACATAATTCAGTAATGTAGTTAGATCTTGTTACTTTTTGAGTTACTTTTTGTACCATCCAAAAACCGTCAAAACGACTGTCATACTTAGACAATTTTACAAGTGAACCGGGGAGTATCTCAGGAAGACCTGTAACAACTACTTCTGCATGAAAAGGAGCACGGTTTTTCATTGTGGCTAATGCATACTTTTCTAAAGCCTCTTTAGAAACTGTATTAAAAGTTACCGTGTCGTTAAAACGAGAAGGGACGACTGCTCCTAAACCCATGGATTCCCCATCAGTGGAGTATGTTAATAGTTGCCCATCGTTGTCAAGCGTTTCAAAAGTAAACGTGTTGGATGATCCTTGTGGGGTGATGGAGCCAAAAGTGCCCCTGAACTCCATAACACGTCCGGGATAATACGAGGCGTACCCTTGCTCACTAGAAAGAGTAGTTAGTTCAGCATAAGGCATTGCCCGAGAAACTATTTTATATGGGTCATAAACATGGATGTGCCCCCCACTAGCGGTAACACGGTATCCCAACATAGAACACGCTTTAACAAGTAACTCCCAATCAGATTCTTTATTCTGAACTAATCTAGAAATAATAAACGAATCGTCTGGAACAGCGTAAGAGTAACCATATTCCATGGCAATAGTAGAAACGATGTTCTTAATGTTTTGAGAATCCCATGCACGGCTTTTCTTTGCCTTCATATCATAACTTGCACCAAAACAAACAACATGCGCTTTTTGTATAGGACTTTTGTTTACATACCCTTTACGGGTTATAGCCTCAGGCTCAACAAAAGCGATATAACCATAAAAGTTAGAAACTTGCGTGGGGCTGTATTGAATAGAAATAAATACAGGGCGGTTAATATAATCAGTAACCGCTTTTGGAACAAGACCAGTAAAAGTAAATTCAGCAAAATCGTGTTCATTCTCAGAAAATGAGAATTGAACGGACTCTATAGAAGTGTAGTCAA